GACCAGACTTTAATGCGTTAGCACCTTGTTCTGCTGAGACTCCACCTTCTTGCATTGCTGCTAAAAAGACAGACATATCTTTTACGTCTCCGCCTAAACCTTTAATGACTGGTGCTACACGTGGAATTGCTGCTGCTAAATCTTGTAAACTTACTACTGTTTGGTTTTCAACCATGTTTAAAAAGTTAATTGTATTTGATAGTTCTTCGCCAGAAAGTCTAAATGCTGACTGTAAGGCAATAGTAGTTTCTAATGCTGAATTTTGATCCATTTGACCAAGGGTTGCTAGTCTAGTTGCTTGGGTAACTGCATCAGTTAAATTAGCATTTCTTGCACCAGATGCTGCAGCCTGTGCTGCAAGAGACATAGTATCTTTTGCCGCAATACCGTATTTAGTAAACTCTCTACTTAGATTTTGTACTGCTGATAAGTTTTGATTTAATTCTGCTGGAGTTGTAAATATATCTCCATAAACTTTTTTAAATCTTAATACTTGGGTTTCAATTTCTTTAAATGATCTAATAGCTTGAGAAGAAAATAACATTAATGGAATAGTAAAACCAACCATAAGCTGACGTCCAGCCCATTGTGTATTTTTACCAAAATTTAAAAGTTGGGTAGAACCCTGCTTCATTAACTGATTAAATAATTGTTGTTTTTGTGCTGCAATCTGTGTTTTTGTTGCAGCATTCTCCATGTCCAAAGCCAACGGTCTAACAGCAATTGCTTTAAGTGCACCGTTAGCGTCACGACCAAGTTTGATATACTGTGTCTGCAGAGTTTTTACTCTATCTACAGCAACCTGTTGAATTGTTTCAAATTCAGACTTAAATAATTTACCAAATGTTTTAGATGCTCCACCAGCATAGCGAAAATATTCGCCAATAGACATTTTGTTTTTTTCCAGTGACTCAGTAAAAGTTTCTGCTGATGATTTTATTGTTTGAATATTGGCACGAAATTTGCCAGTAGCATTAATTGAGGTTATAAGATTTTGCTGCATTGCGGCAGCTGCTGATGCATTAGCCGCACCAGCATTACGCATGGCTTGCTGAAAGGCTGATATCTGTTGCTGAAGTAACTTAAGTTGCGCCAGGGCATCTGACGTATCTATATTTACTTTAATGTTGGATTCAATATCAGCCATTCAACTTACACCGCTTTTTAGCTGATTAGACCACCCATTAGTGATGCTTCACTAAGTTTGATACCAGATGCCTCTTCGATAATCTTGTATACTGTTGGTAGGTCTAGAAGTTCTTCTAGAGCCTTTAGGTCTTCCGCTTTTTCTGGAGCGTACTGCTTTAGAGCAATCTGTACACACTCCATGAGAAGTGTCATTGACTTCTCATTATTATCTGCAACTTCTGCGATTCCCTCAAATTTCTTCATAAAGGGACGAAGAAGAGAGATTTTCAGTGGACGAACAGAAATAACTGTTCCATCCAATAGTTCTACAGTCTTTGTTTCATTAATAGTTGTAGACATGAATCCTCCTTATGGTTCTTATTAATTATAGCATAAATCTAGTCTTAAAGTTTTTCATAATCAAGACCCATTCCTATACCAAATCCAGCCTTAGCAGCACGTTGTCCTTGATAAGACAGTATATCATTAGGGTCACTGGTTGCACCATTTGATGCTACCCTGGCTTTCATTGCTTCCCAAGGGTCTACTTCTTGCTTAGACTTACCACTAGCTTCGTCTAGGTCAACGCCCTGCATTGCTGCCATAAACTTTTTTTCATTATAGTCAAGTTCCCTATTTAGTTCTAAAATAGCTATTAATTCTGGCATAGATAGGCTAGATTCTAGTTCATCAAAGTTTTTCCAAATACCCAATATAAAGACTTCAGATTCTAATTTAGCTAGGTCAAGATTTTCCCATCCAGAATCGTCCACATTTTTGCCTTGTTGTTTTACAGCTTCTTCTGTTTTTTTGTTTATTTTAATACCTGCCGCATACTCAATTACTTTATAAACTGTTGGCAAATCTATGTTATCTTCTACATCTTCTATAGTTTTTATTAAAGGGTAAAACTGTTTCATGCAAATTCTTGTGCAATCTACCAATATTCCAACTGCTTCATCATCGTTTGATGAACTAGCCATGTCTTCAAATCTACTCATAAATTGTTTTAAATATTTAATTTTAAGTGGGCTAATCTCAACGACTGTTCCATCTATAAGCTGTATTTCTTGAGTATCGTATATTTTTGTAGGCATTAATCTATTATACCAAAAGAAACTGCCCCAGGAATCCCCAGGGCAGTCTCACAATATTAAGTTATTATTAAATTTTAGTAACTGCGGTCAACAATCTTGCCATAAACTCCGTTATCGTCTGGAAGCAGACGGAAGTTTACTTCGAAAGCTGTAGCTGAGTCACGCTTTGCTGATACTGTTACTGAATCAATAGAGATAGCACGGTATGCAATGTAAACACGCTCTGTGTTGTCTGTCTCTGTAGGACCAGCTCCAGCAACTCCATCATTAGCACCTGTTCCAGGACCAATAGCGATAAGACCACGTTCGATTGGGTAGTCACCCAAATCACCCGATGTCAGAGCTAGTGATGACTGAACCTGTGTTCCTGTGTTTGTAAGAGTAGTAACATTTCCAGTTAGCTGTGCCAACTTTGTTGTTTCTGTTGCAGTAGTCCAAATGTTGCTAGACCAGTCAACGTCCTTGCCAGCGATTGCTAGAAGTAGGTTTTCTAGAGTTGCTTCAGCAAGAGTTGTCTTTAGCGTAACTTTCATTCCCTGCTTGAAGATTCTAGCGGTGTCTAGTAGTTGGTCTACCATAACCTCACCAAAATCTGGAGCAAATGTAATTTCTAGACCATTGTTAGTGTAACCAACGTTTCTAAAATTAGCTGTTTCACGAAGAGCTAGTGTTTCCTTATAAGACTCTCCACCAACAAAAGTTGGAACTGTAGAGCTTGTAAGAGAAGCTGCATCCCTTGTTACGAACAAAGCAGCAGCACCAACGATAATGTTGGCGTTTGAACCTCTTGTATATGCCATAATTTATTTCACCATCTTTCATTTGAAATTTATGGGCGGTTTCCTCTATACAAGTATACCATGCCTTTTAAAATTAGTCTAGTTCAAGCATCGTATAGTCATAATAAACAACTAATTTGTTTCCGCCATATGTTCTAGCACTAGCAAAATTAATAATATCTCTAGTTTCTTGAAGCTGAAAAACTTTAAAATTAAAGAACCTGAAGTTTGGTTCAAGCGCCACTCCTTCTACAGTTATAGAGCCTTTTTGTGTGCACCAATCATTAAGTTCCTGTGCACTTTCATCTTCACGGTCAAGAAGTCTATTTACTTTTTCGGTGATTTTAATCATATTAATTACTGAGTTTTCTGCTGTAGCATAAAAATAATAAAGTAGCTCTTCGCACTTTATGTGTGGAAATGGCGATTTACGCATACGCAATAGTCTATCATATGTACACATAACTCCGCCAGACGGAAAATATTCTGTAACATCGTTAATTGTAGATGGCGTTGTTGGAAAAAATGGCACTGTTTCAAATCCAAGACCTTCCAGCTTTTCCTGCAAATATGCATTAATCCAAAGAACTGGTGTATTTAATATAGATGTTTTGCTCATTATTCTATTTTACCACCTTTCGCTACCCACTCATATCCTAACCTAAATCCGAGTGGTTTCCCTTGTTTTGACCCAGACCTGAAATTATCTTTGTAAACAGAAACATTTTTAAAATGAGAAGCAATGCCACTAGATACTAAAAATGATTGTGTAAAATAGCTATCAAAGAACAGGTCTAAGGTTCTTTTAAATCCGCCCTGTACATTTTCTCCACCTGGATTAGAAACAACAATTGGCTTTCTTGTAAATATTTGTTCACCATCAGAACTAAAACTTAAAACTCCATTGTTTCTTGGTTTAATTGTAACTGGAATGCCTTCTTCCATAATTCTTGCTTTGTCATAAAAAGCCTCTTTTGAATTTTTTGAAAAAGATTTGGACTGAGAAAAAGTATAATTAAATGATAAACCATTTGTTCCTGTAACTCTATAGTCTATGTCAAATAGTCTTGCTTGTGGAGAACCTGTCTCATACCATTCATAGACATGGTGTAGCATTTCTGGATTAGTTCTTGCATTAGTATCTATAAAGTTCTTTAACAACTCTACAACAGTTTTTCCAAGATTATCAATAAAAACTGGCTTGGCTGCTTCGGCACCTTCTAAAAATCCTATAGAATATTGGGTTATGTTATTTAATTCACTAACTAATTTTTTAGCATCAAATGTTGCTATCATACTGTTACCGCCTGATTTTCGGAACGTCTTAAAATAACCTTGTAGTAATCAACTTTTCCAAAAGGACCAACAACTGGACTTAGTGTTGCTACCTCAAAAAGTGTTGAGTTTCCAGAACGTGGTCCATCTGTTTCTAAATAAATAATGTTGCCATTTGTATCACGAATGTTTGTAAAAATAATATTTGTAATAGAATGCAAAGATTCATTGCTCGATATTCTAGGATTATTTCTTACTCTTCCTATTAGTGACGTACTAATATTAATGTTTGCCTCTGTGTCAACATCTTGTTTAAACTTGCTGCCAGCTATATTGAAAAAACAAGCAATGGTTTTGTCTAGCACCCATTGTTTTTTAACATTTCCATATGGACCCTGTTCAACTATTGGGTAATAAATGTCCACAAGTAGTGGATAGGTAAAGTCTGTAGTTTCGCATATCATAGTACTGATGGCTTGAAGTTGCTGCCCTTATAGTTGTTAAGAATCTTATCAACGAGCATGTTGCCAGTTCCTTCCAAAAATTGTGGAGCAAACTTAATGTCAAATTGGTCTGTGCTGTATTGTGTAACAAATCTCTTGAAGTAATCATTGCTGCCACATTTTAGTTCTTCTACAAGTATTTTTGCTGCTTTTTCCACATCTGAAGGAATTGTTTTGTGTCCAGCATCGAGCACAAATGTATAGTCATATCCTTCTGGGAAAGCTACATAACCACTTCTGGCACCTGCATAAACTCCAAGGTCTCCAGATGCTGCTGGTATTCTTAATGGGGTTGCTTCGTTTCTATTGTAGGTTCCATTTGCCTCTACCCTCGCAATTGCAGAACCATCTAGCAAAGTCTTGTACTCATACTCCCAAATTCTAATAACGCTACCAGCAGTAGTAATGTTTCCTGTTGTAGAGTTAGCAAAACTAAATGAAGTTGTTGTTGGAACAGCTGTAACTGTAAATGTTCCACGGTATCCTGTTGGAACAACAGCAGAAATAGTTACTACATCTCCAATCTCAAATCCATGTGCAGATGCGGTAGTTAAAGTTACTGTGCCAGAAGCTATTGTTGGGGTCTGCGTATTTAATGTAATTGCTACGTCTTCTCCATTATAGACAAGAACGTTATTTTCATATACCTTTAAAACTCTGTTTACTGGATGCCAGATTGGAAAATAGTCTCCACCCTGTCCTTCTTTTACAAGAACTAGTTTGTGGTTATAAAAGTCAGCGTTTCCTAGATACTGGTCAATAATAGACCTAGCAATAATTTCCCAGCTTTTGTATTCCGCAATTTCTTCTGCTGTTGTAGCAAGGTCATTTGGATTAACATATGGTCTATAAATAGTTAGATTATCATCTATGACTATTTCACCAGATGAATCAGTTACCCTAAATAAAAAGTCTCTATCGTATTGTATTTTGCTTCTTGGTATAACATAAGATATCTGCTTGTTAGCATCTGATGTTAGTGTTGTGGTTTCTGCTGAGTGGTCCACCAAATCCTCTACATAAACAGAGTAGGCTGTATTAGCAGCTGGAACTGTCCATTTAGTTGTAATAGGATATGGTGGAACTCTCAATACATCCATTTAGGCAAACGCCTCCGCAACTTCTTCTGGAGTTGCTAGTCTTACGCCTTTTTGTGCTACCCAAAACTCTACAGCCTTTTGAGGAACAATGTTATAACCAACATTAATCTTTCCAAAGCCTTCGGCATATAGATTTCTTTCTGAGAATAAAGCAACTTTTGTTGTCTTTGATGCCTCTACTGGTGCTTCTACTTTTGGTGTAGCCTTTTTAGGCTTTGTTGTACCGCTAGCAATTGCACCTGTATCTAGATTACCAATTGTTGGGACTTCTGCTTTTTCGACTACTGGCTCTACAACCTCTGTAACTTTAACTTCTTCTACAGCAGGTGCTTCAACAATGTCTTTTTCGTTTTTTTCTGACATGAAAAAACCTCCTTAATTATTTTAATTATACCAGATAAATATGTGAAAGGGGGTAGAGATTTTAGCCCCTACCCCCAGTCAAAGGGAACACTAAACAGAATTAGTCTGTTGTTGTGTCTGCGAAT